TAAATTGAGTGTTTGCCTTCAAACATGTAGGTAGAAATAACCTAACTCCGTACAGGTTAGATCTAGAGGGTTCAAGTTTACCAGTCTGGACTTGAGTCCTCCATTTTTCAAAGCTATTCGGGTTACTAAAGGTTTCTAGTTCTTGACTCATTTTAATCTACTCCAGATTATGCTACTTGGCACTTCCATAGTTCTTCCAAGTCCTTTGGGTCTAATAACAAATTGCTCCACTGGGAGTGGTGTCATCTCTCGCAACTCTTCTTGAGGTACATTATATGCTGATGTGACACTATTCATAAAGTATTTATGATGGCAACGCATAGGATATGAAATACTACCAGCAGCCCAGGTATTTGCCATACTTTTCCTACTATTAGGTCTCAAATAGTGCATATTACCACCAGAGAACTGCCTATTCCCATAATCTACATCTGTGATTAGTACCATAGGGAAGGTATCCCAAAATTTAAGATCTGGTGTCTGGGCTGAATAATTGAAGAATATGATATCACCCACAATAAATCCACCTTGATATGACTCCAGTCCATACTGTAGTTGCTCTCTATACCATTGTTTAGACTGTGACTTACCACCTGCTAAGTCTTTTACGTCTGTGAAGATACTCATACATTTAAGTGTTTTTCGGTCAGTATAATAAATTGCATATTCTTATGAGCACAATACTGTCTTGCTGCTCTCCACTTAGCACTATTTACATTCCAAGTCTTAACTTCTGTTATAAAAGTCCGTGCCTTCTGCGATTTACGCTTAGGGGGTTTAGTTTGTGCATCTGGTTTAATCTCGATGATCGATTTGGCGATTCTTCCATCCTTGGTCCTCGCTCTGACATAGAAATCAGGATAATAACGATGAACCCTATTATCCAAGGGAGACCTATAAGGAATAATAATCTCTTCACTACCCCACTCCAATACGTTGGTATTGCGGTCACACCACATCATAAACTTCTTTTCCCACAAACTTCTATAAATAACATTAGTGTGATCACCTTTGTACTTATGTTTATTTGATGGTCTAAAATTTCCTTTGTATGCCATGTCAACTTTAGTATTTCCAAAAGCTAAACCCCTAGGTGTCAATTCAGCAAATAGTAGAGAAACAATTACAGATGGTGCGGCTTTTCCGACTGAAGTAATCGATTATCTAAAATTTGATGTATATCACCATAAAGAAGAAACGCTGTTAGATACGATATATCTCTATTTACCCAAGTCGCTAAGTGAAAGTCATTCACAAGGGTGGGGTAAGGTAGAACTTGGAAAATTTGGAAATGCATTAATGGGTATGGCAGGTGAAGTAGTTGGTGCTGATGGCGGTATTAACACTGATTCGATTGCTGATGATATTCAGGATGCAGCAGAAGCAGCACTACCACAATTAGGTTATACAGCAGCAAGTAAGGTAATTAATGCTGCTATTGCTACTGCTGGTGGTGATACAAGTCTTAATAAGAATCAATTAAGCTCAATAGTTAATAAAACGATATTCAACCCATATGCAGAAGCAACATATTCAGGTCAGGGTGAATTCAGGGGACATTCTTGGACTTGGGAAATGGTACCAAAGAGCACTGATGATGCTTTAACCATATATGACATTATTCGTAAATTTAGAGGATACTCACTACCTGGTAAAGATGGAGATAACTGGTTAACATTACCAGAATACTTCCGTCTTACTACTGTCAGATATGTTGATAAAGGTGGTGGTAATGAAGAAATCGCTAACCCTGAGCAAGGAGATCAAAAAGGTATCTTAAGTCAAGTAATGCAATTCCCAACCAAAATGGTTTGCACTGGTGTTTCTGTCAATATGCCAGATTTCACTTCTTTGAGATCTGCAATGAGCAACCAAAGATTCTTTGATTTTGGTGCTTTAAAGTATTCATTAAAATTAGACTTCAAAGAGACTGAATTCCTTACAAAGGAAACATACGGTTTCGATGCCAAAGAAGCATATACACAAAGGGAGAATGAATTTCTTTCAACTCTTTCTACAGATGAATTGAATGCAAGAGATCTTCTAAATTATGGTAATTCATTCAATTCAAATTCCACTGCATAATGGCATATTTTACTTACTTACCTGACGTAATGGTCAGGACATCTAGTTATCGTCAGAATAATGTAGATCCTTATAAACTTGCTAAAAACCTCTTTAGAAGGATTAAAATACGTGAAAAACTGGAAGATGTCATATTGGGATTTGACCAATATACCATTAGCATCAATGAAAGACCTGATCAAGTTGCTTATAAGAAATATGGCAATATGCAATTTGATTGGATTGTTTTGCTATGCAATAACATAACTAACGTATATGATGAATGGCCCATGGCAGAAGATGAGTTAGAAAGGTATATTGACAACACATATGAAGAGGATGCTGATTCAATTCATCATTGGGTAACTCAAAGAATCACAGATACAAGAGGACGTATTCTTGTTAAAGAAGATCGTGTTGTGGGTGAAGATTACACATATACCAGACCTGACGGTACACTAATACCAAAGGAAGAGACAGTTAGACCCATTTCTGTCTATGACCACGAAACTATGAAAAATGACTATAAACGCAATATTTACCTTTTAAAGAAAGAATTCATAAATGGGTTTATTGAAGAATTTAGCACTTTATGCGGATATCTTCCAAATAGCGAAACTGACAGTACAACAGGAGCTAAGAAATCACTCAATACTACCCAAGAGCAGTTTCAGACCGTTAAACCGACTTATAGCACAAATATCGGTGAAACGAGTTCTATCGAATTTGCTTCAGAGGCAGATTACTCATCTAGAGAGTTTGACACCTCTGCTGCTAGTATTGAAGCAGGAGATGTATTATCAGATGGCAGTACAGTAGTAACATCAAATACTACAGCAGGTGTGAGTGATGATGGATCTACAACTAATCAATACGGAAGTTCTTAAAAAACCTACAGAGCAAAAAAATACCCCCGATTTTTTCGGGGGTTTTTCTTGTTCAAAAATCGAAATAATATACGAGTTAGCGTCTACAACGCTCCCACTCAATCACATCACGTCGCTCATAATATCCTGGTACCCATGTGTTGCCATGACCTAGGTAATGACCTGGTACCCAGTATTTCTTTGTGATTGTAACTTCACATCTCCTACGGTATGGTCCGTAATGAGGATGGCGGTGTCCATGACGATGATCGTACTTCCAGTCATGCCAGTGTCCACCTCCATGATCATGTCCATGATGATAAGATTCTACAAACGGCTCCCAGAATTCCTTCCAAGTTAATGCTTCTGCACGGACTGGTGTAGCAACACCAATCAGTAGAAGTGGGAGCAGTAGTAGTTTCTTCATTAGTCTTCGTTAGCAAGGGCAGCGAAGTAGGATAAATCAGGTGAATCACCTGCCTCTTCAACTTCCTTTATCTTAGCACCAAAACCTGACTTTGTGGGTGCAGGAGGGTCCGCTTTGACAACTGGACTAGTAAGAGGAGCTAGTTCTTCGTCCTCTTCATTAGTTTGTACTACAGGTCTTGTTGACTTGTTAAGCACAATATTCAAACGTGATGATAAATCCTCATAGGACTTGAAATTCTTAAGGTCAGTAAACTCTTTAAGAGAGTACTGTGACTTCCACACTTTCTCAAGTGCATCATCTTCCAATCCACCTAACACTGAGGGTGAGTCAAACTCACTCTTATCATAGTTCCAGTATCCACCAATGGTCTGAATCTTGATCTTGAAGTTAGCACCCTTCCATAGGTCGAAAGGATTGATTGGAGTTTCATCTTCAAACTGCGGTTGCATCGCTGATGCAATCTTGTCATGAATTTTCTTACCATACTTATATAAGAATACTTTACCTTCATTTTCTGGATGAAGTTGATCCTTTACAACATAGATGTTACTGTAATAAGAAAGCTTACGCTTTTGCTTACGTGCAGTATCTTTATCTGCGTCTAGTCCACTATTCCATAGTGTCCTATTTAATTCACCTACAGGATCCTTTTGGTTAAGTGTGGTAAGAGAATTCTCTATGTACCAACCACCTGGTCCTTGAAATGCATGACTCCATACCTGTGCCCAAGGGAGATCTTCTCCATCTGGCTCTGGTAGGAAACGGATAACAGCATAACCGTTACCACTTTTATCTACCTCTGGTTTCCAGAGTCTTTCGTCTGGACCCCTTCCTTGAGGCTTGGAAAGGTTTTCTATCTGTTGTGTAAGCTTGGCAAATTTACCTGACTTACTCTTTAGACTTGCAAATGACATTCGTATTTGTCTCCGAATTTGTATTGTGATATTGCTACTGGATTATAGTAGCATAGTTATTTAGGCTTGTCAACACCCTCATCTTTAAGATCTTTTCTCCACTGACGTAGTTTTGTTTCCATCTGATCTAGTACCATATTGAGGTTAAGACCACCACTATACTCGGTGGACATCATCTCAATTCTATTCTTTATTTCTTTTGCTGAGTCATCATCCTGTAACTCATTAGCTGCTAATTGTAACCGTGCATAGAATACTTTTTGCTTCGCTACTAACTCTAATGTCTTCTCGATGTGCTCAAGTCTCTCATGTGGATTGAATTCCTTTAAACCAGAAGACATCTTCAAGAGTTCAGTATAACACTCTTGTATTGACTCTAGTTCCTCTTG